GCTCCTGGCTGACGCCTAACTCAGCAAACTTGCCTACCATCTGCATAATCTTTGCAGAGTCCAGGTCAATGTTTGCTTTTAGCGTTCTCGCGCACTCGTCAACGGCTTCGTCAATAACGTCCCTGGGAATCACATTTTCCAGGCACGTTCGAACTCGCCGCTGCGCCTGATTCGCAATCCAGTCAGCCAGCTCGTCTTCACGCAACTGACGCTGGCGACCGCCGACGCGTATCCGATGAGGCACTACAAATGACCGTGAGTAACGTGCGTTGCTCTGCTGGTCCCAGGCATACGCTTCAACGGTCGATTCCCCGTGTCCTCGCGACAATTCTCGGTACCCCCAATCCAGATTTCCCCAAGCGAGCGCGACCTGAACGACCAGGGTAATGCTTGGTCCGGTAATATCGGTTCCACCTTTCGAGTAGGTGTAACACGCGGATTCCGCAAGTCGCACACGTTGGCAACTCGTCATCAGCCTGGCGATTGCTTGCTGCTCATTCCGCGGTCGAGCTGCCGCCACGGTTAGGCTTGCTTCAATCGTCCCGCGTGTTCTTGCTTGTTCGGCAATGCTCAACGCCTGGGTTTCGTTTTCGGTCTGTTCGATCAACTGTTGGTTCATGCTCATTTGATTATCAGCCTTCTGCTTGTAGTAGTTTTAGTAAATTCTTCGCATAGGTTTTTGTGCTGCTCTCGCAACTTCGTTGTGTCTAGCCTTTTCGTTGTCGTGGCTTTCCAGGTGGCAAGCGTTCTGTCACCGTCCACGATTGATTCGCAATCCTCAAACACAACTTTCACGACGCTTTCAATTTGCTTGATTGCTTCGGCTGTTTGTTTTGCCTCCGCTTTCAACGCTTTTAACTGCTCAATCTGCAAACAAATTTCTTCGTCTGCCATTTTTTCCACGCCTTTTTTGTGCGTCGGCCAAAGCCTTTCAGCCTCGCCGCCACTTGTAGGCGAAGGCGGGCTACCCGATTGAACATGAGTCCAAAAGATTCGCACCGTTTCCAGCATCCACTCCTGAAAATGAGGGTTGGCTTCCACGAAGTAAATTTCAACGTGCTTTCCCTGGTCGAAAAACAATACTGGTATGTCTGCAAAATGCAGGTCAGACACAAGCATGTTCCACTGGACCTGGCAAAAGTATTCAGGCGGCACGTCGCCGCTGCCAGCTTCTCCCCATGCCCGACTATCGGAAGCCGTTTTGCACTCCAAAACGCCGTGGTCGCCGCTTGGCAAGGTAATCAAACCGTCCAGGTTGCAACGCGCCCAAGGCTTTTCAGCAATCGAAATAGCTTCCAAGTCCGTACGGACTTGGTTACCTGTTTCTTCGCGGTATTTCTCAACCACAAACGATTCCAGGAACGTTCCCAGTTGCATTGCTAGGTTTGGCGGTGCGTTTTCAATCGGGCTAGTCTTCTCAAGCCAAACATCAAACGGCGTACTCCACTTCGACAAGCCAAGAACCGCGGCTACTTCGCTACCGCCAATGCCTTGCTGCCTTTCCTTCAACCATTCGGTTCGATTATTCATTGCTATTATCCTGCTCAGTCTGAGTTGGGATAAAATCCAGTTCCGGTTGGAACTTTGAAATCGTTACCAGTTCCCCCGCGTCGCCGCGGCACACCCCGCCAAGCATGTTCTGCACCTCAAGAATATCTTTCGCCAAAATTTTGAAGTCCTCGCGATACTTAGCTAGGCACGCTTGCCTGGATTCGGTCCGCACGTTTGTAAGGTCAGCGACTAGCGAACTAATCAGACTCACCAACGCAAATTCGCGGTACGACAATTCCCGTACAAGCCAGGCAATTTCCCTGGTGCTCTTTTCATAGCTTTTAGGCATGTTTGGCTTGACCGTACGGTATTTAAAATCCAACGCGTCTAAAATTGCCGCCACGCTTCCCCAGGTACATTCAATCTGGGCATTGCTCATCAGCTCCATAATTTCGTTCCGATACGTCGGCAGCTTGCCTTCGCTAATCAGAGTGTGCAAGAACACTTGCATTTCCGCCCTCTGCCTGGCGGTGATTCGATTTATCTTATTTTCCTTGTTTGCCACTTCTTTTCCCTTTGTAGAATAGTGAAAAAACCGTCCGCACCAAACGTGCGAACAAAGAGGCGCCGGGGAGTCGATACCCGGGAAAGACGCGTTTTTACGCTCTTACGCCCCTGTTGGATTGCTACGTTGCTACGTTGCGGCAACGCGTTGCTGCAAAGGTAGCCACCGAGTTGACACGTTAGGTCAAACCAAATCAGAAATCAGTCCGCCCTTGCAGATAACCTTGCAATTCATCTTGCTGTTCAAAAGGTTTACCGCCACGTCCACGTCGCACGGCTTTGCGGTTGCCGCGGAAACAATCTCGTACCGTGAACCAGCCTTAGTCCCATCAGCAATCATTTTGTGATTTGCCGCGATTTGCTTGACGAGAGGCTGCCACAATCTTTGGCATCTACTCATGTCTTTTGTGAGGACCGCGGCCAAGAAATTCTCTGAAGTGTGGGAATCATCAGCATAAAGTTTTTCTGCCCCAAATTGGAGGACGGCTTCATGCTTTGCCATCAGTACATCGCGATGATTCTCGCTGAGTGGTTGAAAATCAGCTTCCGCAAACCAATCACCGACCAGCCCTACAAACTCTCTCCACAGATTCCCACGTCCATCCAGGTCATCTTGCATCCGAGTCATTTCGCCGCTATCGCGACAATCCCGCAATTCTTGCTCGACAACATCACGGTGGTAATCACCAAACTCAATCAAATAACCTGATTCGTCTAGCGGACGGACAAGAAGAAGGTAATACGGTCGCATTGCGTCGTTGTGAGACATAGCAAATTCCCCTGGGTGGTTTAGTGAAGCATTAAGATTATCGACGTGCGAACCACTCGTCAACATCGTTTTGCCAGGTTTTGCCAGGGTTTGCCAGGTTTTGCCTGCCCACTAATCAGCGGTGGCCGATATACATCGCTTGTTATGCAGCTCAATCGCTGTAGTTTCGGTTTTTTTCCCTTCTCGATTTTCCAGTAGCGCAAAACCCTGAATTGCTGGGTTTCTTGCAAGGTCATCGTTGTAATCTACCGGCAAGTTGAGAAACGTCGCTTCTGCCAGGCTGTTTACAACAACGCAATGCTTGAAACCGCATTTGATTATCAAATCATCGTGCGTTCCGCCATAGCTGGCTGTTAATTGCAAGTTTTGTGGAATTTCGCCTATTCGCCTTTGCCAATAAAGTAGGCTTTTTGTGTATGCCCAAAATTCATCTTTCGGCCTGGATACGCATACCGCAAGCCAGTTATCGAAGTATTGCTGGTTAAAGAAATCGCCCGATTCGTGTATTCGAACCCGCCTGGCTTCTTTCGGCGGAACTGGCAAATCACCATTTTTGCACTCTTCCAAGTTTTGCCAACGGTGTTCGCGAACGCCGGGAAAACGCTCCGCGGCTGCCGCGTAACATTTATATTGGTCGGAACTGTTTTTCTGCTTTCCGGTTTCTCGGTTTACTTTAACCAGGCACTCTTTTGCACCGGGGCAAGTGTGACCAACTGGCAAATTAAACGCAAAAACCTCATCGCTGTAATACTCGTTTTTTTTGGCGAACTTCATGGTTTTTGCACTCGCATAAAATTATTAGTCGTTTGCAGACTCGGCAACGGCAATTTTCGCATATAGTAGAACCTTTCGATGACGGTTTTTGGCAATGGTTACAGGTGAATTTCATGGGGTTTACGGTTCATTGGCTAGGCAGCAAAGTTGATTTATCACGAATCAGCCCGCACAACGATAAGAAAAGCTCGGAATCCGCCGTAGCCGCTTGGCTAGAGGCAAACGAAGATAGCGCGGTAATTTTAGAGGGTTTTAGCGACGCCGTTTGTGGCATTTTGTTCGATGGCGAGCACCACCGCGTAGTTTACTGCTATTGCTCGATGGTTCTTCAAATGATGCGTGACAGTGAAATGAACTACCAGGACGCGTGTGAGTACATCGAATACAACACAATAGCGTCTATTCCCGATAAGAATGGACCAATGATAATCGACCAGGCAATCAACACGTCGATTAGCATCCTTCCGCCCTCTGATTCGGTTAAAGACTGCGCAGAGTAGCAGCAATGCGGCGTACTAGACGCAATCCATTGCGTTGCGTTGCTGCTATTCAGCGTTTGCGTCAACTGGTCCCGATTTTTCGCGGGAAGCCTGGATAGCGTCAAATTGTGCCGTCATTTGGGCCTCGCGTGCGGCAACCGCGGTATCCAGGCCGGTTACGTCCCGGTTCCAGATAACGCCTCTCGTCGCGTCATCAATCGCCGGTCCCCTGTGCGCCTCAAGAGTAAATGATAGCGAGCTAAATTTACTTCCTTGCCCGCACTCAATCGGTGAACTCATTAGGACGGTAGGAAAATTGAAACAAAACCAATCTTCGCTTTTGTCCGCTGGTGCTGCAACGGTCATCTTGTTGTTTCGAGCCGGAACAATCAGCAACCGAAAACGATGATATTGGAGCAGTGGCGTACCTACTTCCCAGTCCTGCACCGCACCATTCACGGAATACATATTTTGGCGTTCCACCCAATACCTTACGGTCTGGTTCCAGGTGGATAGGTTAATGCTGATTTGCACAATGCGGCCAAGCGCTTGCCTTTCAATCGGTGGCCCTTGCGGTCCGCCATTCGAGTCGCCAGGCACGTCGTTAAAGAACTCGCGAGTGACAATCGACGTATCGTCCATCTGCTCACCAAACCAGTACAGCGTAGCGCCTGCCGGGTTTGCCGGTGAACCGTCCGCAATATACAAATTCGATCCTCCTGCTACCTGAACATTTACAGCATCGCGGTTATCCACGTTGGCTGATGCGTTTGGGTCGGGGATACTTCCAACTGCTGGCGGATCGGTGTTTAACGGTTCGCGTTTGGTCATATTCCACCACCTTGCGCCCTGGGTAATCTTGTAATAGGCGGCGGAAATAACTTGTTCCTAACCGTCATGTCATTTCGGTTTTGTAGCTGCACCGCTGTTGGTCCTGTGTGGTCCACAATCGTTGCGTCCACTTGAGCTGGCAGGTCAAAAATATTGCCGCCCTTTTCTAGTTTGGT